CGCCCGCGCTCCGGCTGCCGCCAACGCACCGACAGTTGCCGCTGCCGGTGCCTCATCGCCACCGTGGGCCAGAAAGGCAGCCTGATTTTCGGGGCTGAAAGCGGATACGCGCGCTGGGGGATCCCGGCGATGCAACGCGGTGCAGCGAGTAGGCCCCACCCCATCAACCCAACCAAGAACCCATGAGCAACCCCATCCTCACCATCAAGATGACCAAGCCAGGTGTCGAGCTGGCGCTGCAAGCGCTGTCCGCCCTGCCCTACGCACAGAGCGCCGGCCTGATCAGCGAGATCGAGGCCCAGGCCAACTACCAGTTGCAGCAACTGCAAGCCGCTGAAGCCGCCGCCGAACCGGTGGTCGAAGCATCCACCCCGACCGAAGAGGTCATTCAAGACGAACCCGCACCATGAAAACCAGCATCTACGCAGTCCAAGGCCCAGACCATTTTCGCCTGGTCGAAGCCACAAGTAAGCAGGCAGCCCTGCGCCACGTCGCGCGCGACATCCTGACCGTCGAGCGAGCCACCCAGAAGACCCTGGTGGCCGCCATGCAAGACGGAGTGAAGGTCGAAGTGGCCGGCGCACAAGAGCCCGAGTCCCCGGACGCTGAGTGATCGGTGACTCCCCTGCGGGGGAGTCTGTAAAGGCGAGGGCCGGATAGACACTGCTATCGGCTCACCGTTGAAAGAACACGGACAAGTCGGCCCGACAGAAACGCCGGCCCTCACCTTTACAACGACAAGGAGAAATCCTATGGCAGCCCTGCCCGAGCCGATGCACACCACGGTCGCGAAGATCTACCAGGCCTACGAGGCCGACGCTGAAGAAGGCAACCGCCCGCACTTGGGCGCCAGCCTGATCGGCCACGCCTGCGAGCGCTACCTGTGGCTCACCTTCCGGTGGGTCGACAGCAAGCGCTTCCCTGGCCGCATGCTGCGCCTCTTCGAAACCGGCCAACTGGCCGAGGCCCGGTTCACGGCCAACTTGCGGCGCATCGGCGTCGAGATCCATGACACCACACCTGACGGCAAGCAGTGGCGCGTCTCCGACCTGGGTGGCCACTTCGGTGGGTCGATGGACGGTGCAGGCCGCGGGTTCGCCGAGGCGCCCAAGACCTGGGCGGTGGTCGAGTACAAGACCCATGGCGACAAGTCGTTCAACGACCTGGTGAAAAACAAGGTTCAGAAGGCCAAGCCCCAGCATTGGTTGCAGATGCAGACATACATGGGCTACACCGGCATGGACCGTGCGATGTACATGGCCGTAAACAAGAACACAGACGACCTGTACACCGAGTGGGTCCACTTCGACCCGGTGGAGTTTGCGAAGCTCAAGGCCCGCGCCGAGCGCGTGATCACGGCCAGCGAGCCGCCGCTGCGATGCAGCAACGACCCGAGCTGGTTCGTCTGCAAGATGTGCGACTTCCATGATCATTGCCACGGCGAGAAGGCGCCTGCAGTGAACTGCCGCACCTGCGCGCACAGCACCGCCGCACTGGATGGCGACGCACGCTGGAGCTGCTCTCATGTCAACCCCGACCCGAACGTCAGCAGCATCCCGATGGACATGCAGCGCAAGGGGTGCGGCCAGCACCGGTATATCCCCATCCTGCTCGAGAAGTTTGCGACGCAGTCGGACTATGTCAATGGTGATGTCGTCTACATCGACAGCACCGGCGCGACGTTCGCAAACGGGCAAGGGCCTGGTGCCTTGAACAGCCATGAGATCCGCGCCACCGAGAGCAAGTCGATGCTGGGTGCGGCCGCCGACATGAAGCGCCGGCTCGCCGCTCAGGACATAGACTGCAAGGTTGTTGCATGAATCACGCCGCCGCACAAGACGCTGCCGAATTGGGGATTGAGCGCGCAGGCGAGCACGCCGATCGCTGCTCTAGTGACTGGGTAGAGGAAGCCGCCGAGGCTTTGGGCTGGGCTGCCACCCAGCACCGCGGTGGGGCAGGCTTCACCATTGAGCAGTTGCGACAGCTATGCAGCGCGCTGCCAGAGCCGCCAGACCTGCGAGCCTGGGGTGCCGCCACGCGCCGCGCCACTCGGTTGGGCTACGTGATCAAGACTGACGGCTTTGCGCTGGCAGCCAGCTCCAACAACAGCCCGAAGCCCCTGTACACCCAAGGGGCGTGGAGATGCTGACCCCCCGCCCCTACCAGTCCCGGGTCGTTGACGACCTGTGGACCTACTTCAACACCCACCCTGACGGCAACCCGGTGGTCGAAGCGTGCGTTGGTGCCGGCAAGTCGATGATGGTGGCAATGATCGCGCAGCGCGCGATGCAGCAGTACCCAGGCACGCGCATCGTTGTCATTGTGCCCAGCAAGGAGCTGCTGGTGCAGAACGTGCAGGAACTCTACAGCGTGTGGCCAGCGGCCAGCGCCGGGGTCTATTCGGCCGCGGTGGGTCGCAAGCAGCTCGGCTACGACCTCACATACGCCACCATTGGCAGCATCTACAAGCAGGCGCACCGCATGGGCAGGATCGACCTAATCCTGGCCGACGAGTGCCACGGCATCGCGACGTCGGACACCGGCATGTGGCGCCAGCTTGTCTCGGACTTGCGCAGGTACGGCAGCCCCGCCCGGGTGGTGGGCCTGACCGGCACGCCCTTCCGCGGCACCGGTGTCTGGCTCACGCACGGCGACGCCCCCCTTTTCACCCACATCTGCAGCCGCGTGACCATCAAGGAGCTGCTCGAGCTGGGCTTCTTGTCGCCGCTGACCACGGTGCCCACGCAGACCCACATCGACACCAGCAGCGTGCGGACGGTGGCGGGGGACTACAACCTGCAGGACCTGGCCATGGTGTCCGACAAAGACGAGGTGGTGCAGGCCGCCTGCGACGAGATCGTGTCTCTGGGTGCGGCGCGCAAGAAGTGGCTGGTCTTCGCAGTCAACGTGGCGCACGCCGAGCACGTCTGCGCGGCCCTGCAGCAGCGCGGCGTGCCCACCGCGGTGGTGACAGGGGACACGCCTGCTGCGCAGCGTGACGGATCCATCGCCGACTACCGTGCCGGGCGCCTGCGCTGCTTGGTCAACGTGTCGGTGCTGACCACCGGCTTCAACGTGCGAGACATCGACTTCCTGGTGCTGCTGCGCGCGACCAAGAGCCCGGTGCTGTACGTCCAGATCCTGGGCAGAGCACTGCGCACCGCCGACGGCAAGGCCGACGCCCTGATCGCCGACTTCACCGACACGATCGCAACCCTGGGTCCGGTCGACGCTATCAAGGGGCGCGTGCCCACAGGCGGGCGCAAGGGCGAGGCGCCGACAAAGCTGTGCCCCGAGTGCGGCAACCCGAACCCAGCCAGCGCCACGCAGTGTGTGGAGTGCGGCTTTCAGTTCCCGCCACCCGAGCGCATCACCCACGGCACCCAGGCGTCCGCCGCCGCGGTGCTCAGCGGTCAGAAAGAGGAGATGTTCACCACCGTGCCGGTGGACGACGTGCGCTACCGCCTACACCGCAAGGAAGGCAGCCCGACCAGCCTGCGGGTTGAGTACTACAGCGGCATGCTGTGCCAGGCATCTGAATGGGTGTGCATGTCGCACAGCGGGTACGCGAGAAAGAAGGCAGAGGGCTGGTGGCGTGTGCGCTCGACGATCGACGCGATCCCGCCGAGCGCCGAGGACGCTATTGAATGGCTGCAATACAGCGACGCTGTCCTGCGCAAGCCCGCGGCAATCATCGTCAACAAGGCCGCCAAGTACCCGGCGATTGTTTCGTATCAATGGGAGAAAGAAGCAGCATGAGACCCGTAGAAATTCAAGTGAAGATCAGCATCGCCCGGCGTGAGATGGAGTACTGGCAGGGCGTGCTCAGTGACAGGTCCTGCAAAGAGTGCGAGCACGGCCTGAGCAGCAACTGGTGCAGCAAGCACGAAGCCTCGCCACCAAAGGAAGTCCAAGCCTCTGGCTGCGATGACTGGGCGTGGAATTGCATTCCATTTTGATAAAAGAAAAACATGAGCGCGAACGAGATCCAAGTGGCTGGCAGCCACTACAAAAGCCAAGCAATCCAGCCGTGGGACTACATCATCTCCAACGGAATCCCGTACATGGAGGGCAACGTCATCAAGTACGTCAGCCGATGGCGCGACAAGGGCGGCCTGGACGACCTCCGCAAGGCTCAGCACTATCTGCAGAAGCTGATTGAGACCGAGGAGGCAAAGCCTCACATCGACAGCCTTGGAGAAATTTAGTCACGCATGGATTATCATTATTGTTATACTTTTAACCATGTTTTCGGCACAATAACTTCACATGGATAATATAGACTTGACAGTGCGGTACATCAGGCTGCCGCGCTTTGAGCAGATCTCGGGCTACACGCAGAAAGCTGTGCGGCGCAAGATCGAAGAGGGCAAATGGATTGAGGGCATGCAATTCAGGCGAGCCCCCGATGGGCACATCTTGATTGACATGAAGGGGTATCAGAAATGGGTAGAGAAGGCGATGGCGTAGAGGTCAGGGGCACCAGCCTTCGAGTGCAGTTTGTCTATCAGGGCGTGACTGTCCGCGAGAGGCTTACGGTGAATGGCGAGTCCTTGCTGCCAACGCCGGCCAACCGCAAGTACGCCGCGCGCCTGGTCATTGAGATCAAGAAGCTGATCGCTCAGGAGCGCTTCGACTACGCTGAATATTTTCCCGACTCTCCCAAGGTTGCGAGCGTCAAGAAAGACCCATCACAGTTTGGCGCACTGGCCGATCTGTGGCTTGAGTCCAAGGGGCAAAAAGGCGCAGCGACCAAAGACCAGTACGGCACGGCCGTGCGGTTTTGGAAGAAGATGTTTGGTGCCACAACGCCCGTCAAGGATCTGGGCCACACGCTGGTGGCAGCCAAGATCGGAGGCTACCCGTGGCCTAGTGCCAAGACGCACAACAACTACATGATCGCCCTGCGCGGCACCTTTGGCCTGGAGTACCGCGGCGCGAAGGTCATCCTCAATCCCATGAACGGGATCACGAACTTGAAGATCATCAAGAAAAAGCCAGATCCGATGTCGGTGGAGGAGCGCGACAAGATCCTGGCTGACATGGCCAAGCGTTACGACGAGCGCATCTACGCCTACTTCCTGTGGCAGTTCTACACCGGCATGCGGCCGGAGGAGACGATCGCGCTGCGCTGGTCCGACGTGGACTGGAACGCCGAGACCGTGCGCGTGCAGCGCGTTCGAACTTTCCGCGGCAGCGAGACCGACGCAACAAAGACGCACACCGACCGCGATGTGGATCTCTTGCCCGAGGCTGTCCAAGCGCTCAACATAATGAAGAAGTACACGTACCTGCTTCGGGTTGACGAGCGCAGTGGCGACGACACGGCTGCGGACATTTTCCAGCGCCCGGCCTGGCATCCTGAAAAGGGATCCGGAGGCGGCAGGCCCAGCCCGGCGGGGCCATGGATGAGCGAGCGCGAGCAGAGGGACAGCTACTGGCGACCTACGCTGAAGCGCTTGAAGATGCGCTGGCGCACGGCATACAACTCACGCCACACTTTTGCGACGGTCGCACTGATGACTGGGGTTGCGCCGGCATACGTTGCTGACCAGCTCGGCCACAGCGTAAAGATGCTGCTCGACCGTTACGCCAAGTGGATTCCTGGCAACGATGGGAACTCCGCAAGGGACAAGCTGCGGGCCGCCCTGGCGGCGACAAAAACTTCACAACACAATAAGACGGGAAATGGCTTGTAACAGCTCAATATCCCACCAATATCCCACAGAGACCTTGAAAAATCGTAAGTCGTTGATTTCAAAAGGAAAATGTGGTAGGCGCGATTGGACTCGAACCAATCCTACAGGGGAATTGAGGGGTACGCAAGGGGTTGATTTCATAGAGGAATCCGCCCCGACCTCGCCCCTCAATTCCCCGTCAATATCCCACGCAATATCCCACAGCGTTACATTTCAGCCCGTTTTTTAGGCTAAATAAATATCACAATGATGATATTATCTTTTTACTTTTAGACCTCCAACCTCATCAACCCAACATCAAATGAGCTATCCAGAGACGCCCCAGCGCCGAACAGCAGTCACGCTGTCAGACATCAAAGACAAGGTCAAGAAGACCACCTATACCGTGCTGCCCGACGGCAAGACAACGATCTGCCAGCTCCACATGGAGAACGGCTACACGATCAACGGACACTCGGCGTGCGTTGATCCGGCCAACTACAACCAGGCGCTGGGCGAGCAGTACTCCTTTGAAGACGCCATCAAACAGGCCTGGCCGCTTGAGGGCTACCTGCTTTCCGAGGAGATCTTCAAGCGCGGGCCAGTCATAAAGTTCTACTCGATGGGGGACATGTCGACCTGCGCGATGCAGGATGATTTGATGTTGGGCGGCACTAGGTTTGTCGTGGCCATGCGCGACGGCTGCAGTTTTGAGGGCTTCATCAGCCCCAACTTCAATGGCGGCAGGGTGACCGCCATGGAGATCATCGCAAACGTCAACAGGCAGATTCTGGAAGGCGCTGAGGAATGAACTTCGTGTGCCCCCTCCCACCCATCAAAGTGTTCGTCAGGGCTGAATATCTGTACGACAACGAGCGCGGCCACGGTTACCTGGTCGAGGGCATCTGGTGCAGCGTCAAGAGCCACCGCGGCGAGGCCTTCCGCTGGGAGACCTATCTGCCAGAGTACGGCGCGCTGTACGACAAGCTTCCCATCAGTGCCTTCCTGTGGAAGCCGATTGATGGCGTGGACCTGCCGCTCGACTTCCTGCAGATCTGGGACAGCATGAGCTACTGGGTCACGGTGGTGGAGAAGCCGCTGATCAGCGGGCTGCGCGCCGAGTTCTTCGGCAAAGACAAGCAGACCCACCCAGGTGAGTACATGTTCACTCTCGACGGCTGCAACCCTGACCCCCGCATCCCTGACTTTGGCTTTGCTGAGACGGTTGATGAACACAAGAGCTTCAACCTGCTGAAGCTGGACAACGGACAGTTTGCGCTGCAGCCCAACAACCGATGCCGCTTCTTCGACCCGGCGTTCGTCCCCCAAGAGATGAAGTTCCCAGACTTCAAGGTTGCGACCGTCAAGTACACGGTCGAGAACAAGGCCAAGTGGCGCCTGGGCGACACCAGCACAGTGACCTATGACGATCGGAGCGAAACATGAGCACCACCTACGCCATTGCCAACGTCCAGCACAGCCTGCAGGCGCTGAAGGAAATGATCCCGCCCGAGAAGTGGAGCGAGACTCTGTTGCCCATCATCGCAGCACCTGGCTGGTGGATGACTGAACTGCGCACCGAGATGGGCATCCAGGAAGGCTACGAGCCCGAGTCGATCCACGGCTGCACGGTCATGCGCAACGACGAGGTGACCGAGCCCATGCTGATCGATCACGATGGGAAGATGTACCCTATCCTCCCGAAATGGCAGAGGGCCAAGGCGGCCGACACTGAAGGGGGTGAGGCATGAGCAAAGCATCAGTGACATTCGAAGACGCAGGCGACGAGGTGGGCGTCAGCGTGGACTTCGGACCCGATGGCGGGCAGGAGACCAGCGGCGCGCACCAGATGGCCATCTTGGCCGTGCATGGCCTGCAGCGCGAGCACCTGACAAACTACCACCGCACAGCCACCTGGCTCAAGGCCTGCGGGAAGGAGCCCAACCCGGAAGACCTGGTGGTCCAGATCGGCTGCCACATTGAGGAGCTGTGCGAGTTCTTGGGCGCATTGCGCACCGACAAAGAGGGCTACGCCAAGCTGCTTGAGCGCACCCGGGTCGACCTCGAGTGGTTCGCATCAAAGCTCAAGCGCCGGGAGCTGACGGTCTACATCCCCACGCACCTGCGCACCGACGCCTTGGACGCCCTGTGCGACGCCGAGGTGACCGGCAATGGCGTGGCCTACATGGCAGGCTTCGACAAGCCCGGGGCCGACTTAGCGGTGATGGCCAGCAACGATGCCAAGCTGGTGGACGGCAAGCCGATGATCCTTGAGGGCGGCAAGATCGGCAAGCCCGAGGGCTGGAAGGCACCAGACCTGCGGTCGTTCGTATGACACCCCAAGATCGGCAGAAGACGCCGGCGTGGAAGGATTGGAAGCGGCGGTACGACGACGACAAGCGGCAGGGTCGCCGGGTCATGTTGGGCACCGTGCTACTTGTCGCTTGGATCGTGGGGACGCTGCTTTACGGTTCAATCACTGGAGAGATCAAGCTGTTCAATGACAACAAGTGCCGCAGCGAAGACTGCGAAGTTGAATAAAAAGAGGGCCGGCTGGCCCTCTTTCTACTTCTGCTCCTTCAGGCTGTTCAGGTACACACGATTGACCAACGTCGCCAGCTTGTCGCGCTGGACCCGAATCTGCTGGGTCAGCAGCTTCTTCTGTGGCTCTGGCATGTCGCTCTTGGCGATCGCGATCTCGTCCTTGCGCATGTCTGAGGTCGCTTTGTTGTAATCCTTGCTTGCCTCGGCCAGCATCATCATGCGCTTCTCTTCGCTGCCGATTTCTGGACTCAGGCCCAGCCTGAACTGAGCCTCAAGCTCTGCCACGGTGGTGCGGATCTTGCGCATGCGATCACTGGCGCCGCCGATGTTCGCGCCCTCGTCCACCTCGCCGTAGAACTTGTTGAGGAACGGAACCTTTCCGGCCTTGAGATCTTTCTCGTCGCTGGTCATGGAGACGATGGAGGAACCCACCTGCACGACAAACGTGCCCAGGCCACCGGTGGTGCCGCTGATCAGAGTCTTGATCGTGCCAGGTGCCACTGAAGTCTCAACCCCCATAATCTTGCCGGTCTTGGCATCGTTGCCACCGCCCAGCTCGTTCAAAGCCTTGGCGATCTTCTCCGGTATGGTGTTGATCTGCGAAGTGAACATGCGCGAAGAGTCTGGGCGCACATCAAAGGACGACTGTTCAGGGACCGATGGTCGTCCAAACGTATCTACCTCCTCAGTGAGTTGGTACGGCAGGTCAAAAATCGTGGGCAGGACAGCCAGCCAGACGCTGTTCTTGTCATCAAAGTCGATCGCACCCCCCAGCGGGTTGACCGAGCCGAAGAACACCGACGCCATGTGCTGGCTGGCCTTGAGCGGGGTCAGGCCGCGACGCGGATCCTGTGAGTTGCGGAACACGTCGGCCATCATGTAGCCCGCGTTGGGGAACACGTTGAAGCCGTACTGCACCGGTACCGTGAAGTACCGGCCACGCTTGCCCACGCGCTCGATGCCGTCCATCAGCGGCTCGCCCGGCGGGAGCATGAACACCAGGTTGCGCTCCTTCACGAAGCTGGGGATCTTGTCCCAGTAGGTCTCGCCGTCGTCGTCTTCACCGCCTGCCGAGGCGCCGTACAGCGCGAGCATCATGCCGACGCCCGTCACGCCGGCCATGGAGGCTTGCACGGCCGGGCTCTTCATGACCTTGAAGAGCTGCCGGTTACCCTGCACCGCGGCGTTGAAGAACAGGTACATGTTATTCAGCGCGCCACCGTACTCGCCCTTGCGGTTGAAGTTGGTGGTGCCGTCCTTGGCCAGCAGGGCAGCCTGAGCGGGCGTGCGACCGACGTCCTTGGCGGCCTGGTACAGGGCAAACCGGGTGGCGTTCTCGGAGGCCGAGCCCATGAACTCCAGCATGCGAGCGGTCAGCGTGGCCAGCTTGTAGGGTGGCAGCGATTTGATTATTTCGAATGTGTTGTTGGGCTTTGCGCCGGCCAGCAGCAGTTCGTTGCGCAGGTCCTTGTTGATGTCCTCCAGCGAACGCATGTAGAAACCGCCGGTGATGCCACCCGCGCTGCGGAACTCTTGGAAGACCTGGTCCACCGACTGATTGCCGATCAGACTGTTGGCCGTGCCGCTCAGGCCAGCCTCTTGGCGAGACGATGCCATGAGCGCCTTGCCATAGTTGGCCATGTACCGGACCAAGCCCTTGGGTCCCAGCTCTGCAAGCGCAGCCGAGGTGCCCGACCACAGCGCGTCGCGGGGGATGTTGATCGCCGCGAAGGCTGGGTTGTAGCGGGTCAGGACGTTGCGCAGCCAGTTGTTCCACCAGCCAGACACCGCCAGCGTGGCGCGCTCCAGGCCGCTGGTCTCATCCTTCCAAGCCTGCCGGATCCCGCGGGCCAGGTCAGCGTCGGCCAGCTTGATGTAGATCTGCTGGCCGCCGACCTTCACGCCGATGGTGTCCTCGCCCTTCTCGATGGTCTTGGTGTACTGCACCAGGCCCGTTGCCTTGTTCAGGCTCGGCTTGCTGCGCTCGACGTCCACGCCCCACAAGTCGGGGTCGGGGTTCGACAAGACGAAGTCCAGCAGGACCTTGCCCACGTCGTTCTTCTCGACCCGCGTGATCACGCGCTGGTAGTCGCGGATCACGTTCTCGATCAGGTCGCTGGCCTGGGACTTGCGGCCCAATGCTTTGATGGTCTCGCCACCGCGCACGTTGATGCCGCGGCCAACACCCGGGCGCATGGCGCCGGTGTTCTCGTCCACGTTCTCAAGGCCGCGCAGGGGGATGTAGAAGTCGTAGGAGCCGTCCAGTGCATTGAACTCGTCCTGCGTGATCAGGCCCTCGACCAGCATCACCTGGCGCGTGGTGGAGGTGATCGACATCAGGTCGCGGTGCAGGTCTTCGTACTCGGTGGCCTTGGGTCCGGCCGCCACGTCCGCCAGGATATTGGCTGCGTCGGCGTTCTTCATGCCTGAGCCACCGTCCGGCATGCGCGGATTGATGCTGGCGATGTAGGCGTTGCGCTCGCGGGCGTGCTTGGCGTAGGCGTACAGCGACAGCTCGTCCATGTCGATTTTTGCGGCCACGGCCTTGTCGATCAGCGGACGCATGACGTTGTCGCGGAAGTCGTCCATGGTCGCCTGAACGCGCCCCGGCATCAGGGTGTTGGCGTCGTAGAAGTTCTGCGCCTCGCCGACGACTCCACCCTTGGCCTTGACCGCCTCGATCACGCGGCGCATGCGCAGCGCGTCGTCCTGCAGCTTGATGCGTGCGTCGTCGAATCTGGATGTGGCAGGCAGCGTGAAGTTCTGGCCGACGGTGCTCAGCCTCTGGCGACGGTTGCTCCGGCTGAGCTGGGGCTCTTCAGTCTCAACGTCATCATTGACAGGGTCAGCAATGTCCTCAAACACCTTGCCCTCCGACAGCATCCTCTGCGACTGGCGCTCACCGTCGCCGCTCAGCACAGCCTCCAGGCCACGCAGCACGGGTGCGTTGGAGCGCATGCCAACCAGGCCCTTGGCCTTCTGCACCATCTCGCTCAGCCACTGCTTGGCCTTGCCGATCCATGAGTCCGCCTCGTAGCGACTCTGCAGGATGCTGGTGGCATTAACCGCCCAGAACTCGCTGGGGTTGACCAGTTGGTAGTGGGCGTCGTAGTCCAGCGTGCCGTCGGCGAACGCATCGCGCACAGCGCCCTGTGCAACCTGGCTGCCGGCCATCGCCTCGAGCATCTTCTCCAGCGCCACCCGCTGCTTGGGGTTGGCCTTGGCCAGCGCCTTGGCGTAGGTCTTGGACCATTCGCGTCGGATGCCAATCTGCACGGTCTGCGGCATCATCCGCTCGGTATGGTGCAGGATCTCGTGGACAGCAGTGCCTACGTTGGCGGCGCCCTTAAACACCCGCATGACCGCAGCCGCTGGGTTGTAGTCGCCCGCAGCATCTTGGCCGTTCTGTGGCTGCTCGCGCACCGAGATGCCCAGGCCTTCGGCAATCGCCGGGTTTTGCTGCAGTGCCCACAGTGCGAACTCGGTGGTGTCAAAGTCCACGTCGCCGCGCCGGCGCGCTGCGATCAGCTTCTCGCGCACGATGTCGGCGCCCCGCTCGCGCTCATTCAGGATCTTGTTGGCGTCCTTGGTAGCCGAAACATCGGCCAGGCGGCTCGATAGCACGCGGACTTGCAGCTCAAACTCTTGCGGCGTGAGCTTGCCAGCATCCAGCTTGGAGAGGATGCCGCCCATCTTGCGGGCCGCCTGGACGCGCGGGACTTCAGCTCTGACATACCCTTGCTGTGCAAGCTTGGAGACGCCGATTCGATCGCTGGCCACGCGGTTGCTGGCCATCATCATGGATTCGATCACGTCGGAGTGGGTCGTCTCGGTGCCTCCGACAGCGTCCCACACCGCGTGATGAACCAGGTGCTGGTAGAACGGCGCGTACTCGGGCGCCATTGTCAGGCTCAGGGCGTCCATGCGGCGGGCCAGCTTGGCCACCACGTCGCGCGCCTTGACAGATGACAGCGCGCGCAGCGTGTCCTCCTTCGACCCGGCCTCGACGTTCACGTTGATCTGCCGGGCATCGAAGGTAGGCAGTTGGCCAAAGCCAAGCAGCGAGCCGAGGAAACCTTTCTTAGCCTCGCGCACGCCGAACAGATTGTTGGTGGCGTCCTGCCAGTCCTTGACCGCGTTTTTTCCAGTGGCAGCCTTCGCGATGGCCGCTGCCATGCCGGGCAGGCGGGTGTGCAGATCTCCGCCTGCAGCGCGCTCCAGATCCTTGCCCAGTGCGTTCTGGGTGCCGAAGGGTGCCATCACCTTGACGGCATCAGCCACAGCATCCTGGTCAACGATGGCCACCTCTGCGGCGTTCAGGTAGCGCTGGCCCACCGGCGACAGCAGCCAGTACCCGAACGCACCCTCTGGGCGGATCTTCGCGTCGGAGAAGTTCTCTGGCAGCACCAGGCCGGCGTCCTTGATCCTCGATGTGGTGACCGCGGTGCGGTTCATGCTCGAGCGAGCGATCGTGTAGGCCTTGATCAGGTCGCGAGATGTCAGGCCACCGTTGGCCGCCTTGTTTGCCATCGTCCGCATGAACGTCGCGAACGGGATGATGTGGCGCGGCAGCGCATCCAAACCGATCTCGGTCTTGACGTCGCTGATCTTGCGCCACTTGATGCGGTCGGCGGGGGATGCGGCCCGGTTGCTGAACATCACCACCGAGCTGGGGGAAACTTGGTCGGCATCTTCAGGCGCCGGGGCGCTGCGCATCCGTTCGCCGAACTGGAAGGCAGCCTCAGATTCGGCAAGCACGCGGTCCGCCTCAGATGCCTCCGACTTTTTGACCCGCGCTTCGCCGAACTCCAGCTTGAACGAAGGGGCTGCGGCAACCAACGCTGAGCGGGCCTTGATGATTCCCATCATCTCGTCGTTGGTCGGCTTGCGCACCAGCTCATCACCTTCGGTTCGCGTGACTGGGCCTTGCTGCACGCGCTGGATGATCCGGTCACGCATCTTGCTGAACTGCGCCAGGCCCTCGTAAGCGACTGGCACGTCGGCATTGAGCACCACGGCAGTGCCTTGCTCACGATTCACGTAGCCTCGGAACCCAGCGTCTAGGACGGCCGATTCAAAGGCGTTGGAATCAGAGCCCTGCATCGAATCCTTGACGCGCCTGTCGGCGTCCGCAGAGCCTTTGCTGGGGTCGTACAGATTACCCAGCGTAGCTCGGTAGACATGAGCGCCCAGCCCAATCTCTGGGCGGGGCGTATCAGCATTGTTATTTGTGAGGTAAAAATAAACCCGCTTCTGTATGCGGGGATCTACTCCAGCCTCGCCCAAACGAGCTTGCTCGGCGCCCTTGATTCCACTGCCGAATGAGGCGCCGCTCAGGCGCGAGAGGCCGGCGGCTCGTCCGTAGTGGATGCCCGTAACCGAGATTCCATCAGCCGCATCGGGGCGAGCGCTGGGTCCTCGGGCAGGTTCTGCAGGTCCGGCAACCCGTTTGCTGCGTTGGATTCCGGCAGCATCGTCTCGGCCGAGGGCTTGTCGGACTGCGGCACGATCTTGCTTGGTGAGTCCGAGGTTGGCGAGTTCATTGTCGGTGAGGTCGGCAATGGCTTGGACAGTGATGCGAGCGCGGGATGCGACAGATGCTCCAGCACCAGCTCCTTGATCCCCTCCAGCTCGGCTACCGTCGGCGGTGGTCCCGGCTCCATCAGCCGTTTCTTGATCAGGTGCCCGAAACTCAGCCGAGAAGTTTCCGACATCTGCATCAGCTCTTCCCGAGAGCAGACCTTCAAGGCCGCTTCTGAGATAGCGTTCTGTGGCTTTTGCTCTGTCTTCATTGGTTCCGCTCCACTTCATTTCAACAGCGTCAGGCATCCCATTTTTGGGATTGAAACCGGGCGTGCTGGACTGCCAATATTTTACCGCGTCAGACAGCGCAAGCTTGCGTTCTTTTTCAGACAGTTCTGGCTTGAAATACTGCGGGTCAAATTCGTACTTGTTTGTGACTTGGAATCCGAATGCGGAGTACAGGCTAGGGAGGAATCCCTTGGGGTACTTGTCGCTCTTGACCGCAAAAGCATCCAGGTCAGTGGCGCCCTCTTCCAACGCCTTGAGCACAACGGCCGGAGCCCCGATACCACGCGCGCCCTTCTCGTTGTTGACGACCGAGGCGAGGTACTTGCTGCCATCGGGCCGGGTCTCGAGCATGAAGAAAATCTGCCCGTCGCCGAGCTGGTAGATCTTCTTGGTGCCAGCCTTGATGTCCTTCTTCAGTTGCGGCAGAAGGTAGCTCGACAGCGTGTCCTTGGCGTCGGACATTGCCAGAGCGTCAAGAAACTCCTGCGGTGAAACACCGCCCTTGTTCACCGCCTCAGCGCTGGTGCGCCAGTTGCCGGCAGCGAAGTCTGCGGCCAGGCGGGCCTGGCGCGAACCGTCGATGTTGGCCTGCTTGATCGGGCCGATGCGGTCGATCAGCTCCTGGCTGACGGTGACGATAGGCTTGGACAGCTCAAACGCCCGGCGAGGTCCTTCTTTGCCGGCGTTTTCCTGAAGCCAGTCACCCCACAGCAGCTCCCAGTTGATTGCCGCGTCGAGCTTGCCAACGACTTTGCCACGCACGCCGACTGGGAAGTCAGGGTGTGCGGTGGTGCCCTCAGTACCGAGTTCTACTTGGGGGTTTGCCTGATCGACCTCCACCAGCAGAACCCCGTCGCCCCACCGGTGGCCTGCCAGGCTCGGCTCGCGCGTAGCGTCCAGGATCTTCTGCATCGGTGGTGCGCTCAGGTCGAGCGCTGCCTTGGACGCCATGATCTCGAGCACTCGCTTGCGTGCGTCAAAAG